AGGCCCGCAACGCGCCCCATCGGAATCAGCTGCCCCGTTGCCTTGGCCAGCGTTTCAACACGGCGGGCTTCGTTCAGGCTGACTTCGGAGCCGATCTTCTTGACCGTCGCCATATCCTTTGCCGCCTGAGCCTGTAACGCCTGCCCCTGCGCTTCAGCCAGAACCTGCGTCGGGTCGGGCTGTGCGTTCTGCGCCATTTCAGACGCCTGCGCGGCCTCCTCCTCATTCGGTTCAAACAGGCCGAGATCAAGGCCGCGACGACGCGCGAACTGACGCAGATCGTCAATGCCTTCTCCGTCCGCGTTGTAGACCGCCGTAATCAGGCAGGCTTGTGCGAATTCCTGATCGCCCGCCTCCATTGCAGCTCGCGCCATGTTCAGCGATGCCTTGACAGTCTTGTCACGGCGCGTGGCAGTCGTTTCGGTGACGTCCGCGATGACCTTGTAGGCTCCAGCGTGGAAGTCGTTGGTGATTGTGAACTTGCCCGCGTCGTCGGTCATCGGCTGCTTCAGAACAGCCAGCCCGTCGTCGCCATCTTCGGACATGGTTTCGACTTCGCGGCCCTCCTCAAAATAGACGTCTTCGGCCATCTCAAGGTAGATTTCGCCCTCGCGTTGGATGGATTTCTTGACGTTATCGAGCGGCACCGAAGAGCGCGCGTCAACGCGGGTCGATGCAATGTCCATCGCCTCAGCCGACGTGTTCGCCTTCACCTCGTCAGGGTCTTGGTCCTCTTCGGTGAGATCGCCCGCCGCAATCTGGAGCAGCGCCGACGTGACGGGCTGAAGCTGCGGTGGCGAGACTGTGCCGACAGCGCCCATGTGCGCAATCGATCCGTCTTCGTTCCGCAGCGCCTTGGCGAGCAGATAGGGGTAGCGTTCAATATTTTGATCGGCCCACATCTGCCCGATTTCGCCTGGCACCTGATCCGGGTCGAAGATCGGCACTTCGCGCGGTGCGAGCGCGTCCGTCTCTGCCAGCTTGGAAACCTTGGCGTTGTAAATCCGCTGTGCGTCCATGCGCTTGGACACATAGCCGCGAAACCGCTCCACGTTGTCCACATACCAGCGTTTGTAATAGATCGGCACAATCGGAATGGACTTGCCCGCGATGAAGCCGTCATCGGACAGCACCTCAGCGCCCGTCATCGTGAACTTGCGAACGCGGCACCGCTTGCGCTTCACCGTCTTGGCCGTCCAGCCGAGCGCCTTTGCCTCTTTCAGTTCGTCTTCGTCAAAGTCCTCGCCCCAATGGCGCTGTTCGTCACCTGAAATCGAGTGCGTCAGGATCATAAGGTCTTCGTCGCGTTCCTGCCGTTCGTAATACTCGCACTTAATCACGACTTCGGGCGTGAACATATCCCAATTGATGCGGCGCGTTCCGTCGGGCCATGAAACTGCGGCCTCGGGGTGCTCATCCTCAAACGCACCCTTCGCAACAGCCGTCAGAACGAACGCATAGCGCGCGTCCTTCTTGTCATATCGCTTGGAGTTCGGGTCAAAGAACACGCGCTGATCGGCATCCACAATCGGGAAGCCGGGGTTGATGCGCTGTGCGTCGTTGTCCTTGTCATATTCGTCCTCAAGTTCGTTCTTGAGCCGATATGCGCCAAAGCCACCTGCGAACGCTTCTTCAACGGCAATGTCACGGGCCTCCTGCGAGCCAGAGCGGTGACTGTCCGCACGGTGCAGCCCGTCCAGTGTGTCGGCTGTCTCTTGGCTTCCCTTGCCCTTTGCAGGACGGAAATCAGGGACGATGCGATTCTCGCGGTAATCGCGCACGAGTTTGTCAAAACCCCTGCTGATCTTGTCGATTTCAACGCGAACAGAGTTCTCGAACTGTTCGCCCCATTCGCCTTCCCACATCGCACCCGGCACCGAGATAAACCGGCGGCACTGGATCGCGTGTTCGCGGATCTCCATCTGCGGGATGACGGCTTCCTCAAACCGGCGCATCGCACGATCATGCACGGCAGTCAGGTCGGCTGTCTTAGGGGCTTCGTCTTCCATGCCAGCGGGGTTGGCGTTGGATGGATGGCGGCGCAATTGAACCTTTAGCGGCCAAACGCAGACCGCATCGACGGGATGGAGACAGTCATCACCTTAGGCGATGCGTTCAATGCCCGCCGCGCGCCTTCAACCGCATATCGCAATGCGTCGATCAGGTGATTGTTCTTGTCCTCCAGCACCGGCAGGATTTGCCCCGTCAGGCTGTCCAGCTTGTAACTGTAGTGCGTCAATTCGTCGATCAGGTGAGTGCAGCGCGAATGCACGATCAAGTCATAGGCCTTGATGAATTCAACGCCCTCTTCCACCGAGCGTGCGCCCTTCAAAGCAGGGGCGATGCGCGGGAAACCATTCTTGCGCAGGTGGCTGATCGTTTCGGGCCGCGAACTGTCCGCCGTCATCCACCACCGCTCAGCCTCAGGGATCGACATGAACAGCTTTGGCAGATCGACAATCTCGACGCCAAGCCCCCATGCCTCATGGTCAACGTAAATCCTTGTCCCGTCGATCCAGCACCGAAGCGCGCATGATGGGTCAATCGAGAACCCGAAGTCGGCACCAAGCCTGAATTCCACATTGGCTGGCGTGTCGAATGCCTCGACCGTCCAGTTTTTGAACACGCGCGCCTCGGAATTGCGCCGATATTGCCCGCGCCAGACGTGAAGATATTTGTCGAGATCGCGCGCTTTGTCATATTCCATCTCAGCGCGAAGGACTTCGGGAAACCACGGGTTGTCGTCATAATTCACTTCACGCACGATGGAATTCGGCGGCGGTCCTTTCTCGCCTCGCAGCAGCACATCAACCGGGTCCGTCTCCAGGTCGGGATTCCATGTCCAGATCAGGCGCGAATTCGGCGCGCGGATTGTCGGGATCAGTGTGTCGATGCTCGACTGGCTGAACGCCTGAGCCTCTTCGCCCCAAAACGTCGTGATACCTTCAATGGACTTGATGCCGTTCGCGTTGCCCTTGATGCCAGAGAACAGAAACAGGCTATCATTGGGGCCACGTATTTCCGTCTCGACGCTATCGAACACGCTGGACAGGCCAAGGCGCTGGATTTCGTCGTCAATCAGGCGCTTCACGGAATCCTTGATGGATTTCTGCACCTCGCGCCCGCACAGCACCCGTTGATGCCCCTCCATCGCTTGCAGGACGAGCGCGGTCGCCACTGTGCGCGATTTCCCTGCACCGCGCCCTCCATGCAGCCCAAGGTGTCTAAAAGGCTGCCAGAGCGTTTCTGCGTAGTCTGGAAGGTTGAGAACGCCTGTCACTTAGTCGCCTTGACGAAATTGACCGTGAAGCCCTGCGGTATCGGATTTTCAGGGTCGGACCCGATGAGTTGCTTGTCGCCGTATTTTTTCGGATTCCATTTGGCGAGCAGCTTCAGGCGAGTGTCGATCCGCAGGCGCGAACGCTGCACATGATCGCTGTCAACGATTGTCCGTCCTTCGCGCTCCATCCAGTCGTTCGAGCCGTCATCAGCGATTTCAAGAGCCTCTTCGGCGATGGCATCAAAGCCTTCGTCGCGCGCACGCGCGATGCGTCCAGCGAACTCTTCGTCATCCTTCACCCAATCGTAGAATGCGGACTTTGAAAACCCGTGCAGCCTCGCCAATTGACGAAGCGGGATGCCCTCGGACAGCCCTTCAATGATCGTCTCAGCGATTTCAGGGGTGCGCCATGTCTCAGCCATAACCTAACCTCCTATCCCGTCATCATCGCCGCCGCATTTGAACCCTTGTTCGGCGTATCTGAGTTTGCGACGGTCGGTTCGTTCAATCATGCCGCGCCGTTTCAGTTTGTGGATGCGCCGCCGAACCGCGTGAGACGTCCTGTCAAGCTGCGTGGCGATGTCATCGGCAGTTCTGGACACTGACACCAGATATGCCAGCTTATGGTCGTCTGAGGGCATCCAGGGGCGAAATAGACGGGCATGGCTATTGTCGAGACGGTTGGCGCGCTGAATTGCCCGTTCAAGGCGCTCGGACTCGCCAAGAGAGAGTTCGCGCGTGGTGGAGAGGGTTTCCAGATCGGCAATGAGATTGAGAGCGGATTGAAGCGCGGAGTGGCGGGTTGGTGGTGAATATGGCTTCATGCTGCACCCCTGTTTTTAAGGGTGTCCACTTGTCCACCAAAACACCCCCCCTTTTTCCACCTCCTATATATATTACTCTTCTTCTTTCCTTTAGATAGAAGAGAGGACAGGTGGACAGGGTGGTAAAAGCAACGGATTTCTGCGGGTTTCAGGTGTCCACCAAGTTGTCCACTCATACTGTCCACCCAATTCTGTTTGGTCGAAACGGTGGACAGATTTTGCCAATTTGAGGGGTGGGAGTTGGTGGACACCCCAAGTCAACAGCCAGATAGGTGGTCATTTGCGCCTCCATGTCTTCACAGATTTCCTGTTGCCGCTCTCGTCCCTGACCTTGGCAAATGAGACCGAGAACCCAAGTGACCGCAGCACATTCGCCATGCGGTTTTTCTCGTTCTTGCCCATGCGGTCGAAGGGGACACCTAGTTCACGCAGCGCACCCGCAACGGTGATTTCGTTTAGGTGAGCGATGCGATCAGAGAGAACCTCTTCCCAGATGTCTGACGTCTCGCGTTCGGCGCTCTCGGTCTGCGCGAGCGACGTCTCATCGCCTTCAAGCCACCAGCGTTCGCCCTCACGATAGCGATGCACCGCCTCAGCCCATATCTGGTCGCGCGTGAGCCGTATGCCGTCCAGATCAATCTTGGTGGCGGTGACGGGCCAGTAGCGACGGTTGCCGGTTGCGTCGGTGAGGTATCCGTCAACTTCGGGGTTGATCGTGCCAAAGAAGATGCAGCGCCGTGGATGCGTCGAGGCCGATTTCGCATAGGGCAGGACAACGGTATCGCGGCGCATGGAGATCATGCCCTTGACCGAAGCATGGTGATTGCGGGCAACGGCGACAAATTCAGCCAGTTCGACGCACCAAGCGCCCATCATATTCATGACCATGCGTTGATGGCTGTCGAACAGCGACACGCTCTCGCGGGTGTATTCAGGACCGAACAGTGCGGCGATTGCCGACGATTTCTTGATGCCTTGCTCGCCTTCGAGAACAAGCACCGTGTCCACTTGGCAGCCGGGATCGAGCGCGCGGGCGACGGCGGAGATCAGTGTCTTTGCCGAGACGAGCCGCACGAATTCAGTTTCAGGCGCGCCCATGAGCCTGATCATCCAATCATTGATGCGCGGCTTTCCATCCCATGCGAGCGACGTCAGATAGTCCTTCACGGGGTTATAGGTGTTCTCACGCGCTACGCGGTCGATTGCAGGGCGCACGTCGCGGTCAACGGGCTGGAATCCATTGCGCTCGATAATGAGGCGAATGTCCACGACGTGGTGATCCTCAATCGGCTGTCCGCGCCATTCGACTTGAGCAGTCATCTCATTGAAGCGGATTTCACGACCCAGCCCGTCGCAGTTGCGCAGGTGCAGAATGAGGTTGGTGAGGTTTCGCTTGACGCCTTTCTCACCAAGGTCGAGCTGGCCGCGCCATGCGTTAAGCGGGATTACGTTTTCGGCCATCATGCAGCAGCTTTCGGGTTATAACTTTGGGAATATCGGCAGAACGCCAGACGGACTTGCGCAGTTCATCTTCGGCGCATCCGGGACCGGGCAGCAGCGTTGCATCGGACAGGCGATGCCAGCCCTTCACAGCGGACAGTGACCCACACACGAACGCGCCGGGGATGAAGCTGTCAGCAGGCTCAGGCATGGGGTGCAGCCATTGCCGCGAGATCACGCCTTGGTGCCGCACGTAATGCGCTGCGCGGCGTTCGCACCATGCCCTAAAGAACGCACGGGCGTCCTGATAGACCGTGATCGTTTCCGCATGGACGGGCGCGATCAGGACGGTCTGCGATTTCGCCTCGCCAAGAATACGCACATCGTTGGTGCGCGGATTCCAGAGAATGACGTCGGAGATCGCGTCAGGTGTCCAGTCCTTGAAACGCTCAAGGTCAAGGTGGGGCGGGCATCCGACGGCGCCAGCGATATAGGTCACACCTTCGTTGGCGACGACGCGATATTGCGCACAGGAGAACCCCGCCGACGGATCGCGCGGGTCAATCTGGAGCGCCTTGAATATCGCCGCGCGGTGATGGGCATACGGGGTATGGTGCCAGATTTCGGAGGGGTTCATGCCAACCCCTCCGCCTTCAGTCGTGCGGCCACGTCATCGACAGAGCGGGCAAGGATATAGACCCCGCCTGCCCGCGTGATGGCGGCTTCAAAACGGCACTGCGCATCACTCTGCCGATCACGGCCAACCTTGACTTCAACACCAACGAACCGCCCGCCGATGCAGGCTAGAATGTCGGACGAACCCTTGAGGCCATAGCGTAGGAAACGGTCCTCTGTTTTCACAGCGCCGGTCGCGTTGCTCCATGCCACCCCAAGCGGCGACAGATAGAGCAGGATTTGATTGACGAGATCGGAGTGCTTCATGCTGCCGCCTTTCGCTGTCTTATGGTCCAGCGATGCCATGCCCAGCCTGAGGTGTATCCGCGCTTGCGGGCGAGTTCCTGCCAATCGGCCAACGTATGGCACTGGGATTCATCGCGCCGCGCCTCACGCTTGACCGCCGCTGCGTCGATTTCAGCCAACACCCCCTCAACCTCTTCGACAACGCGGGCAGCAACGGGCGCTTCATAGCCACAGCCTGGACACTTCGGAGCGGGCCGATAGACGCGATAGCATTGCTCGCACTGGCGAACGGGCGATTCCGATGGCGCCGCGCGTGAACGCTTGACCCGATCCTCAAGCGACCATTCGCGCTCATCGTCGGGCAGGCCATGGCGCAGACTGTTCCCCGCATGGTCAAGAATGATCGCAGTTTCCTTGCCCGCCAACGGACGCAGGCCGCGCCCGACTTGCTGGAGATACAGCGACAGGGATTGCGTAGGCCGCAGCATGATGACGGCTTCAATCGCAGGAACGTCGAAGCCCTCGCCAAAGAGATCGACATTGGACAGGATCAGCGTTTCGCCAGAGACGAACCTTTGGATCACGGCATCACGCGTCTGGGTATCCATCGACCCGTCAACGTGTTCAGCCGTGATGCCTGCCTGTTGAAACTGCGCGATGATGTTGCGGCTATGCTCAATCGAACAGGCAAACACGACAGCGCGCTTACCACCTGCCAGCCGTTGGTAATGCTGGACAGCATCCCCGACGATGGATGGCCGGTCCATGATGCGCGCCAAGGAGTCTTTCTTGAAATCGCCCGCCACCGTCGCAACGCCAGTGAGATCAGGCGTGGCGGGCGCGAACAGGCGATACGGCGATAGCGCGCCGCGCTCGATCAGCAGCGAGACAGTCGGGCCTTCGATCAGCGTATCAAACCAAGATCCAAGCCCCTTGCCATCGAGGCGCGCGGGTGTCGCCGTAAGCCCCAGCTTCACTGCATTGGGGAACGCGTCATAGACGTCCTGATATTGACGCGCGCCCATGTGGTGCGCCTCGTCAAAAACGATGATGTCGGGAGGTGGCAGCTTATGCAGCCGTCGCGCGATTGTCTGGATGGACCCGATCTGCACTCGCGCCGTTGGATCAGTGACGGCACCGCCCATCACCAGCCCATGCGGGATGCCCAGCGACGAGAACGTGCCGGATGCCTGATTGATGATTTCGCGGCGATGGACCAGCCACCAAGCGATATTGCCCTTGGCGACGGTGTTGCGGACCATGAAGGCGCTCGTGAGAGTCTTTCCCCCACCTGTGGGCAGCTGCAACAGAACGGACCTGTCACCGCTGCGGAACCGTTCGCGCGCCCGCTCAATGAGGGCGTCCTGATAGTCGCGCAGGACAATCATGCGGAGCGCGCCATGAAACGACGCACAGCATCCAGAACGGATGTGTGATCGACGCTGAAGATCGATGCGATGCGCGGGAAAGAATAGCCACGGTGACGCAGTTGCGCCCACATGGCATGGCGAGCGCGAATAACGTCAGGAGCGCGCGACGCCGTGAGCGCCTGTTCAACCGTAACGCCAAACACCTCGCCCACCTTCTCAAGTTCCGCGCGGGCATTCTCTGCCAGCACTTGCCGATGCTTGATCCGCGCCGTTGCCGAGCAGGCGATGCAGGACTTCGACTTTACATAGCGCGTCGTCGCCTCGCAGTTCGAGCACGGACGGCCTTCGTATGTCAGTTCACCAAGCGCGCGGGCAGTATGGCGGTTCTCGCCCCACTTCTTGACGCGCGCGGCATAACCCTCAACCTTGCGGCGCTTGAGAACGCGGCAATGCGAGCAGTGTGACGTTGACGTATCACGCAGCGTGTTGCCGCAGTTTTTGCAGGGAGAGCCGTGATATTTCGTCTGGCGCTGCTTGATGGCAAGCTGGCGCGGTGTCAGCGTCTCATCTTCGCCAGAACACTCGATATAGGCGATCAGCGACTTTTCGCAGCATGGACCAAACGCCTTGCCGGTCATGGCAATGCGGCGCGCAAGTTCAACCGAGCCGTAAACCATCGCGGCCCGATAATCGCGCTCTTCGGGTGTCATGTAATGCATCACGCCACCCCCCGCAGACCAACACCGCGAATGGCGTCGATCTTTGAGAGCATCCATCCCGTCAGACGATGGCTCTCACGAATGGAACGTTCGCGCTCCATAAGTTCGTGATCTGTGATCGAAGGTCCGCCGTGACTGTCTGGATCGGTCGCCATAAAACACCTCATGGAAGAAAGGGAAAAGGGGTGTGGCGTTGCCGGGATTTGTCGGAATATGCCGTGCGGTCAAAACCGCACCCGAGTGGCCGACGTTGACGCTTTCGCACATCCCGGCCTTCGAACCCGCCGCCACGGTCGGGTTAACAGGAGGTCCACTCGGTTGAACATTGGAGACGGACGGGGCGAAGGGAGCCAACCAGACCCCGCCCGTCTCACCTTGGTTGCGACCCAAGGAAATCATGCGGCCTTCTCAGTTGGGGCCGCTGAAAAAAGAGCCTCAATTGCGAGGCGCGTCCGCTTATCCAGCTTCAATTCGCCTCGCTCGAAACGGGAAACCGTTGATTGCGTCACGCCAAGGCGATCAGCCATTTCGGCTTGCGACAGGTTGTGGAGTTCGCGTATCGTTTTGATGTCCATGAACGCGCATATATGCGCATACGCATTAATGTGTCAACCATGATATATGCGCATACGCATAAAATATGCTTGACGTTATGCGTATGCGCATTTATTGATGTCTCCAACGAAACGGAGACAGACCATGCTTCACAACCCGATCATCAAGCAGCGCCTTCGCGAAGACCAGAACCTCGCTGCAATGCGCGTCTATATCGCGGAATGCCGCAAGGCTCTTGACGCGCTCGAACGCTCTTGGGAGCGCCACGGCGTCGATATGGACGAGCGCCACACCGAATATTCGCGCTTCTGCAATGCAGCTCATCGCGTGACCGAAATTGACGCGCTCTACATCGCGCCGAACGAAGACACGGTCGATGGCCGCTATCAGATGATGGAAGCCGACGAGATCAAGGCCAAGGCAGAAGCCGCGCGGTCTGACGTTCTCGCCGCCTATCACGCCAAGCACCCGTCATTGGAGGCCGCATAATGCCCGGCCTCAACCAGCAAGCGCGGGTCGCACGGCACGTAGCGGCGTACCAGCCTGAGATCCGGTTCCGTTCTGAAAATCATCGCAAAGCACTTGGAATCCAACCCATGACCAAGATCACACTTGACAGCGCAGACCTGATCGACGCGCGCCACTCTGAATGGCTGGACGGCTTCAAGTCCGGCTGCCTGTTCACGCTGCTGATTTCCGTCATCGGCATCATGGTTGCGGGGTG